CAAATTTATGACACATTTCACACAAACATGTTAAGTTACCTGACTCATTATTATATGGGTCTCTATCTTTATGATGTACTTCAAGTTTATGTACCGAACCACAAATTTCACATGATTCTTTTCTGGCATCTTTACATGCTTTTCTTGCTCTTGCTGTAGTTTCATTGGCATTACGATTTTCAGCAGCTTTACGCATCTGATTATCATTATGCCACTTTGTATGGCATGATTTACAACGAATTGCTTTTGCAATAATCATTGTACTACAATCAATACATTCATGTGTTCTTGGTATAGGTTCACCTTTACCATTAACAGCTATTTCATCACCTTCGCTAAATTCAGATAATTCAGCCCATTCACCGGAAGAATTCATAAACCGATGATTCATAGTAGCTTTTATACGATAACCATTTTCAGTAAGAATTTCATAAACTGGTTGAATTCCATTATCAAATATATCAACAATACGATTTGAAAATAACTGACCTGTTTTTTCATCCATTGAGCGCAAAAGAGTACGTCTTAACCCACTATTAAATGAATTTTTCTCTTCCCATAGCTCATTCAAAGTAATTTCGGCAAGCCCACGTTGATGATAGGTATTTCTCAAAACAATAGTATCACCAGTTAAACATGCTATCGCCAAATTATTGATTAGCGCACGTGCGGTAGCATTACAAGTTTCTTGTATCGACTCCATCAACTCTGGTACACCCCGTCCCCAGAATGCGCCATTAATCTCTTCAAAAGATGCCTTATAATATGGTTTATGCTTAAGCGGATGCGGATTTAAGACAGCTTTAATAATATATTCTCCAATAAGCCACGCATTAACCTGATATTCACCATCCGGGTCTTCAATTTCATCTTCTTCCATGCCCCAATCAAGTAGCAACTTTCCACTACAACTTCCCCAGAATTCAAGAGCATCTATAATTGCTTCAGGATTACTGGTTACAAGCGACTGGTCTCTACCCTCAGCCTCATCCTGTTCAAGTTTATTCCATAGCCATTTATCAGTTCCAGTCTCACCAAACTTATCTAAAACAAGATGAATAGCATCTTCATCATATCCGGGAACGCCTTCAAGTTCCACTAAATCTTTGCGGCTAAGTCGGTGATGCTCTATAAGAAATCCATCTTCTATACAGGTAGAATCAGGTGATGGATAAATATTGAATGGAGATACACGTTCATACTCAATAACAAGTTTATCTATGACCTCTATTTTCTGAGCCCCCGAAGATACATCCGATGACCATTCCATTGCTGGCTTTCGGCGCACGATTGGACCCTTAAGAAACCCAGCTTTATATGTGACAATATCACTTATAACTTCACCGATTGCAGATTTCCAACTTGCTTCTGTAATCTGGTCAAGAATTTTATCCTGCATACGGTCAGAGCGAAGTTTGGCATCTTTTTTAATTGCTTGTAATGTTTCATCATAAAAATACTCACGATATTCTTTTTCATCATCCATAGTTTTAAAAAGCATGGGATTCTTCTGAATATCTTGCGCTATACTATTATCTATATATTGTTTAACATCTGGGGGTAGAGATGGTATTGGAGTGGGCGATATAGACCAGATTAAGTCATTAAATGGAGAAAGTATATCGCCTATCCATGCCTCTGCGGCACGGCATTTGACAGATGTAATATCCATAAAGACAGTGGACCCAGATATTTGTTTAATTTCAGCAAGTTTAGATTGACTGTATTCGCCACGACGCTGAAGTGCAGATGCTTTCAATTCATCTTGTACATCTTCCTTTGCATCACGAGCAGACTGCCAGCATTTATTGATGTAACCGGCTAATGAGGTGATAGTGGTGGATGATTGTACATCCTGTGCATCTTGCACGACGATACTTAATGTATCCCGTTTGATAGTAGATTCTGGTTTCTTGCTGCCAGTACTATCAGGTAATACTGAACTTTTGAATATATCCGCCATTTATACCCACATCCTGTCTATTTTCATGTCCATGCACCTGCTACTGGTGCGGGTTTATGCTTTATGATTGTCTTGCCTCTATACATTGGTTGTTTCCACATAAGTGCACACAGGCGTGCGGAATCTGCCGGGTGCGAACATTCATCATGCCGTGGTTTATCTTTCCACCGTCCATGTTTTATATCCCATTCTTTACGGTATGATTCAAGAAGTCTGATACCCATTTCACATTTTTCTTCATCAAACCACGAGACACCTAATGTTTGACGAACAGCCTCTATACCTTCATCTATTGGAAGATTCCGGCAAACTTCAAATCGGATTCCAAGGCGGGCGGCTGATTCAAGACGTGATACTGCATTATTACCAAACTCGCGAACATTAATGTCGTGCGGCGCACCATGTCTGCCATATATATAATTAAACTTCTTTTCATAATCTTTCAATATATTAATATAATGTTCAAGACCTTCACCTGAATTTTCATAATAATTAATCCAGTGAAGTTCACGACCTACAGTCTGTGTAAACCAGATTGCAGTTGAATCTCCAACGCCTATATCCCACCACGTATCTACTGAATAACCAGGAATATGTGGTACTTTACCAATACGGTTTTCTTCGCGGATTTTACGGAACTGCGTTATATAGTATGCACCTTCAGTAGACTCAAAAAAGCTTTCCTCTGAATATGATGGATTTTCTCGTTTCATGTCATCTTTATATAATAAACATTCATTTCCATACCATGCTTTTTGTTCTTCATCAAGTCCTATTTTATGTTTTAATTCAAGGTCTTTAAAATAATCTACCTGCCACGGATATACTGTTACGGTTTGCGGGTCAAGGCGGTTGCCGGATGATTTATGCCACGGGTAAAAATGAAACTTAAACTGACGTTTATTTAATGTGGCATTCTGTAGTAACCTATCTTCAGATTCTTTACACTTATTATAAAAATCACCAATTGCACCCCTTGCTGTTGATTCTATAAATACAAGACTGCCGGTATGAACAGCAGGAAGTGACCCGGTTATTATTTCACGGGCACGGTCAGGACGCATTGCGCATATATTACTATATTCTGAAATATGAAGAAACGAAATCACATCCGACCGTGCTGATGTGCCTACAGATATTACACTGTTATTATTAAACTTAAGTTGACGTACATTGGCTTTCACCGTCGAGCAAGCTTCTTTAACTTCATCAGGTAAATTATCATAAACAAACTTAACCTTCTTGTCAAATATCTTGATTGCATCATTTAATGTATGAGCAATAATCTCAACGGACATATTATCGTTGAATAAAGCATAATCAAGACCAAGAATAGAAATAAACTGTGAGAATCCAAGTTGCCGAGCTTTGAGAATTATATTCCAGTACCACATATTAGCATATAAATCTTCCTGTACTTCATTCATAACAAACGGTATTGTATTACTGTTTCTGTCAACTATTTTATAAAGATGGTTTAAACGCCAGTATTGGTCGGATGTAAGCTCAAGATACTTTTCTCTTATTGATTTACGCTTTTCTGCTCTTTCTTTCTTTTTCGTCTTGGATAATGGCTTGGTTAAGTCGCCATCCAATGGATGACTTGTTGTTTCACCTTCGCGTATATCTCTCGGACGATAACGTGACATAAATTAACCTACTCCCTTAATATCAATCAATATACTCACCTACGAGAATTCCTTCTCGCATGTTGTCATTCACATCGTTTTCCTACCATTATGCTGTGCCCGCAATTCTCATACTTTTCTGCTCAAGCATATCTTTACCTGAATTCATCCCACGAACTTGTTGCATAAGACTATCAACAGAAAACTTAACAGTTTGTTCGCTTTCAATCTTATCACGCCACCCAATAAGATTCTTCATAGCGAAGATTGATGCAGCTGGACTATAAAGTCCCATAAGTGAATTAGTTACTAAAATATATTCCTGCATATCATGTGCTATCTCAAGTGCTGCTTTAAATTCCGGATATCGCTCACTCCAACTCCATATAGTACTTTTACCGATACCTATGGTTGTAGCAAACCTGCCGATTAACGGAAGATTATTAGGAATTCTTTCTTTAAACACGGATTTTCCATCTTTAGACATCGCATACACTTCGGTATACGGTTCTATATTAAAAAAATCAATAAGCTTCTGACAATATTCTGGAATATATTTACAAGGTTTTCCATGAGCGCGTACTACTATATTCTGATGTTGGGTTTCTTCCATTATTATCACCTCTATGTTTTACTGGTTGAATATTCCACGATAGACTATATTATAATGATGATGTAAAAATGTGTCAAGAGAATTTTTCGATAGTGATAAATTTTCAATTCGCAATAAAATCCTTGACAGATACCACATTTGTAACTATATTAGTAGAAATTAAAAGATGAATAAGAAACTTTTAAACAAGAGATAAGCAATGAATAACCCAAATAAGATACAGAACAAATTAATGAGATTCAAAGAAGTTCTTAAAGAATATGGTGACATTACAGCAGAAGATTATGACCATTTGCGAATCATAGAGAAACCAAGTCGTGATACACTACGTAATTATACAGGAATAAAAGATTGGTCAAAACTTAAAGATACTATACTTAGTACAGAAGATTTTGAAATAATAACCGAAAATGTCAAACTTGCAAAAAAGATGCAACGGTTCCAAGATAGTAACCGTATTGAGCGTAAAGCATTTCGTGAATGGGCACGTATCGAAAATGCAATTGAAGAATATAGTAATGAAATGAAAAAGATACTCGAAAAACATAATTTAGCAACATATATAAAAAATCATAAATATACCCAATCACAAATAGAATCAGAAACAATTGGAGTCATGCAACTTGCAGATACTCACTTTAATGAACTTGTTGAATTATCACATAATAAATACGATTTCACTATTGCATCAAAACGATGCGCTCTTTATGTCTATCGCGCTAAAGAATATTTTAAATTATATAATGTCAAACATGTGCTTCTTGCAATAAATGGTGATATTCTTAATTCTGATAGACGGATTGATGAACTACTTAATGAAACAACCAACCGTGCCAAAGCTACATTTCTTGCTATCCAAATAATCGAACAAATGATACTCGACCTTAACCAAGATTTTAATGTATCTGTTGCGTGTGTTACCGGTAATGAAAGTAGGATACAGGAAGATATAGCATGGACCGATATACTTATAACTGATAATTATGATTTTGTTATATTCAATTTTCTTAATGAATTATTTAAACGCAATAACGGTGGCGTTACATTCATTCATGGAAATTACGCAGAACAAGTTGTTAATATTAAAAACAAACATATATTACTTATTCATGGTGAACAAATATCAGATAAGATTGAAGAAAGTGTACAAAAAATACGAGGTAAATATGCCTCACGCGGAATAATTATTGATTTTATATTACTCGGACATCTCCATTCTTGTAGGATTGGTGATATGTATAGTCGGTCATCTTCAATGGTCGGAGCAAATGCGTATTCTGATAGTGCACTCCAACTTGCTTCACGTGCAAGTCAAAATATTCATATACTATATGATAATGGAATGTATGATTCAATCAAAATTGACTTACAGATACCAGAATCTGATATTAATACTACTTACGGCTATGATATAAACAAGGAACTTGAAAGTTATAATGTAAAATCGGTTACTAAAACAAGACATAATACAGAAATCCTTAAAATAGTTATTTAATGGAGATACAAGATGAATAAGAAAGATAACTCAATTATTACTACATCAGAATTATTCGCTGAAATAGAAAAATTCAAGATGGAATATAAACATATATATCAGATGACAGATGAGCAATTCAATACCATAACACTGCTCCGTGACCCACCTAATAAAGTTAAGTGGGAAGACATCACAAAATTCTGGAACAAAAAAGGATGGGGCGAAATTACATGGGAAGCACTCTATCAGCGGTATAAAAAAGAAAAACGGTTGCGGCAACAAGATGTTGATTAATAAGATGGTTAGCGGATTACCGAAATAAAGAGCTTGACATAAAAGACGGTTTTAATTATATTAAAGCTTACCCCCAAAGTATCAATGAGAAGACCAACAATGTTTCTGTCCTGTTGGTTTTTTCATTATAACAGTGCGGACTGATAAATTGACATTTAGCAGGAAGGATAACTAATGAATTTTATAAAGAAACTTATACTTATACCTGTCATAATGATAAGCAGGATACAGGAAGCTGTTAATTACGAGCTTGAACCGAATTATACAGCAACCGTGCTTCAAACAGTATGTAGACTTGATACCGGAATCAGGTATAATGAGACTGGTTTTAATACTACATTAGCCGACAGTATTATTAAAGTTACAACCAGATGGAATAAGTACATCAATAAGTATGCTGATGAATATAGGCTGGGCAGAAACCTTATCCGGTCTATTATCTACCATGAGTCTTACGGTAACCAGTATGCTGTTTCCTGTATGGGGGCAGGTGGACTGATGCAATTAATGCCGGGCACTGCTTGGTTTCTTGGTGTATATGATGTATATAATCCGGAACAGAATATAGATGGTGGATGTAAGTATTTAAGGTGGTTGATGGATGAATATGGATATAATGAGATGGAACTGATGTGGGCGTGGAATGCAGGTATACTGAGGGTGCAGGAGGATGCGGTACCACCGGGTGCAAGAGAGTTTGCGGTTAATGTGATGGTAGGGAAACAATGGGTGGATTTAACAGAAGGAGATAATTAATGTTTGATAATGTGGTAGAACTAATTAAAATGCAATTACAATCAAACCAGTTTTTAACAGGTGGTGCAGTACTAGGTATAATAGGTGGAATTCTTGTATATTTAAGAAGATTACCATCCCAATTATTTGGGCTTATTAAAAGAAGGTTTGTATTTGAAGTCGAAATATTAAATGCGGAAACACCATTTAAATGGATTCTTACATTATTTAAATATATGGATTATGCAAAAAGGTCAAATAAATTACTACTAAGCTGGATTAATGATGATGATGAATACGATGATAGTAAAAAATCAATTATATTTTCTCCGGGTATAGGACGGCATATATTTAGACACAATGGGGTATTATTCTGGGTTTATAGGTCAAGAAATAATGAAAGTGGTACATATGAAAGGCAATTTGAATCATTAACTATATCTACATTCAAGTTCTGGAAATCTCGATTGATAGATATGATATATGATGGTAAGAAATTATATGAAAACGTTGATAATAATATTGCCATATATATACCTGATGGAATATATTGGGAAAAAACAGGTAAAATAGCAACAAGGAATATAAATTCTATTATATTAGATAATGGAGTAATGGAAGATATAATCGGTGATTTAGATGGATTTATCAATAAAAATGA